GATTACTGAAAATCCTTTCAAATTAAAAGAAGAAACCAAACGAGCAATTCTAGAAATTATTGATAGTTATGGTAAGGTTTCTTTAGGTTATAGCGGTGGTTCAGATAGTGGTTTTGTATTGTGTTGCATTCATGATTTGATAGGTGAAGGAAAAATAACTAAAAATACAATTGAAATATGGCAAGGTATTTTTATTCTTGATGGAAAACCTCAACTAGATTCAGAAAGAGCAACTAGATTTGCAAATTCTTTAGGATTTGAACCTAGAATGTGTGAATTTATAATTGATAATGCGTTTAATAAAAAACTAATGGATTATGCTCTTAAATATGTTGACCGTCACCAATCAATGACAGGCGAAGACCCATATATTTGTCTTATTCAAGATTATGTGGCTTCTATTCAAGACAGCACAGTTCTTACAGTTAGCAATACAGGCACCTCACTTGGTTATCCACTTGGTTATCCATATAAATCTAATGAATCATTCAATGATCCAGCTACGTTTAGCAAACATCACTGGAAATATGTTCCAAAAGATGAAGTGAATTTAAACCGTTGGTCTGAAAATTGGTTAATTTCTCTTTATCAAGTAACACATTATGATTCTGATTCTAACACTGTAGAAGTATTGTGTTGGGATAATAAAGTATTTTCATGTTTAATTTCTCCATTTAAAATTAAAAAAAGGTTAGTTGATATTGAACCATTTGAAAAACTTCCGGGATCATATGATCCTTTACATCCTAGAAATACAAATAAATTTATGGATAAATGGATGATATATTTACAATGTTATCCAAAAATGTTTGAAATCTTTTATAAATTTTCAACATTTAGGAATGGTTGGAGGTCATCAAACCAAAAAGAAGCTGAAATGGTTAGAGAAACTGCTACTACTTTAGAAAAATTTCCTATTAAAAGAACTAAAGTAAAATTATCAAACGGCAAATATTTCACAATAAAAGATTTATTAAATTATGAGGAATACTTTGATGTTCCATAATGATTGGATTACATACGATTATAAAGACCTAACTATTAATGAATATCCTAATAAAGATTTTATTCCCACTACGTTTCAAGATGCGCTAATCAGGCAAGCTAAAGCTATATACAATGATGTTAAACCAACGGTGTTTTTATCTGGTGGTATAGACTCTCAAGCAATTGCTCTTGGTTTTATTCTTGCAGAACTTGAAGTTGAATATGTTTATATACGTTTAAGTTTTTGTAATTATTATAATCAACAAGATTATTTCTTTGCAACACAATTTTGCAAAAAACATAATATTAATCTTAAAATTATTGATCTTGAATTTGATAAAAATAGTTTGAGAGATTTTTTATTAGAACAAGATTATTTTAATACACCAACAGGAACGGGAACTATGTTTTTATTGGAAGGAATTAGACGATACAAAGGGGATGGTATTCCAATTCTTGGTGATGGAAAACTTGTTTTTGAAAATATTAATAACAAATGTAAGGGAATATTTAAAAAGCCTGGATTAGCATTAAGCTATGGAATAAAACTTGAAAATCAAATTTTATTCGATTATTATTATAATTATATATTTCAATACTATGAACACATTCATAGAACAACACCAGAACTTCAATATCTATCTAAAATGGAAGCAAAAAATTTGATATACACAAAGTTAGACTTTCCTTTCAGGCCAAAATTATCTGGTTGGGAATTTTTAGATGATACTGGAGATTATTCTAGTTTATCTGCAATTGATTGGTCAAATGACCATAGTTGGAAAGCAAGATTGACACGGGGCATAAATGTGATAGTGGAAAAGTTAGATTTATCAAAAGAATATATTGATTATAAGTTAGAGAATCAAAAAAGAGACTCAACCAGATTCATAACATTATATGAGTTTAAAAGAAGTAATTGATGGCAAAAGTAGTATATTATAATCCAAGCACTATGGGAACATGTTATGATGAAGGCTTGGAACTTGCAAGCAGAATGGTTAGAAGCCCAGTTCCTGTTGATAGGTCTGGTAAGTCTAACATACTAAACATATCATATGATAAAATACCAGACAGTAGAACTTCCATATCATTCTATGATGCTTGTATGAGTCGTGGTGTGGAACTCTGGAAAAAATCTATGGGTAAACCCATTACTTTGTTTTGGAGCGGCGGTATGGATAGCACTGTTGTTCTGTTCAGTTTCTTAGAAACAAAAACACAAAGTCAAAAATTAATAATACGATTTACTAAACATGCTGTTGAAGAATATCCTTGGTTATATGATAAAATGTGTAAATGGGGTGATGATGTAATCACACTTGACCAAGTTAGTGAATATGATTTGTTTAGATGTTTTGATGATGATACAACTATGTTTGTTCATGGAAACAATATTGATTGTTTATTTGGTAGTTCTGTGATAAAACGTAGACCCGAAGCACTTGACGAACATTGGTATTCTATAGATGATTGGGATATTGTATGGGCTATTTCTGGTGATAATCTTGCTTCTAAAGATTTATCTGCCAATAGAGATAAACTTAAAAGACTTAAAATGATGACATTTCTCGATTCTCATGTTTTAGAATCTCCATATGAAATTAAAACTGTATATGATCTATATTGGTGGTTAAATTTCTCTCTGAAGTGGCATTGGTTGGTATATTGTTATCCTTTCAGTTATTTAAATTCACCAAATTTCAAATCACAAAATGATTTTGCAAATGGAAAAAATTTGCAAATTTGGTCTATTACAAATAGAGATAATAAACATAAAGGCACATGGTTGAGCTACAAGTATGAATTAAAAGACTTCATATACAAATTTACTAAGGATGCTGATTATAGAGATAACAAAGAAAAAGTAAAATCATTGGTTCCACTAAATAATATTAATGCATATCCACATATACGAACTAAACTTGGTGATGACAAATTAAAACTCGTTCTTGATGATGGCAGATATTGGTATAATAAAAATGATATTCCTGATGATGTAATGAATGATATTAAACTAAATAATAAACAATAGATAGGAAATAGTTATGGCATGGAGAAGAGTTCAAGTTCGCACAATACCAAATACTGATACTAACTTTGAAAGCATGAGCGCCGAGGTGGTAAGCTATATGACAACAAATTATGATGATACTGGAAAAAGAACATCATTTTCTATTACTTCAAGTGATGATGGTTTAGTATTAACATACACTTCTATATTCAGAGATGAAGCATCTAAAAACGAAATGCTTTCAGATTCAACTATTTCAGCCGAATCCACTAGAAGAAATACTATAAATGCAGCCAACGGTATTACAAGAGAAGTGACAGTGGATGAAGAAGTATAATGACTGACCAAAATCAATATTTGGGTAACCCCAATCTCAAGAAAGCAAATACTGCTGTTGAGTTTACGAAAGATAATATCAAAGAATATCATAAATGTGCTAAATCGCCAACATACTTTATTGAGAACTATGTACAGATTGTTTCACTAGATGAGGGACTTGTTCCTTTTGAGATGTATGATTTCCAAAGAAGTATGGTTGAAACTATGCATGACCAGAGGTTTAGTATCTTCAAACTACCTAGACAGTCTGGTAAATCTACTACCATCATCAGCTACCTTTTACATTACGCACTTTTCAATCAAAATGTAAATATCGCTGTTCTTGCAAACAAATCTTCAACTGCAAGAGACATTCTAAGTAGACTGCAACTCGCATATGAAAACCTCCCCAAATGGATGCAGCAAGGTGTTGTAGCTTGGAACAAAGGTAATATAGAACTAGAGAACGGCAGTAAAATTATAGCAGCGGCCACTTCTTCAAGTGCTATTCGTGGTGGTTCATATAACATTATTTTCCTTGATGAGTTTGCTTTCGTTCCTTCCAATGTTGCAGAACAATTCTTTGCATCTGTTTATCCTACAATTACATCTGGTCAAAGCACAAAAGTTATTATTGTTTCTACCCCTCATGGTATGAATATGTTCTATAAGATATGGGTAGATGCACAAGAAAAAAGAAATAATTATATTCCTGTAGAGGTTCATTGGAGCGAGGTTCCGGGCAGAGATGAAGTTTGGAAAGAAGAGACAATACGAAACACCTCTCAATCACAATTCAATTCAGAGTTTGAATGTGAGTTTCTAGGGTCTATTGATACTCTAATAAGTTCTATGAAACTAAAACAACTTACATACAGAACACCTATTCATTCAAATGTTGGAATAGACATTCATACTAGGCCAGAAGAAGACCGTACATATATGTTGACTGCTGATGTTTCTAGGGGAACTGCAAATGATTATTCTGCATTTATAGTATTTGATGTTACAGAAATACCGTATAAGCTTGTTGCAAAGTTTAGAGACAACGAGATAAAACCATTATTGTTTCCTACCAAGATTCATGAAGTTGCAAAGGCATATAACAACGCATATGTAATGGTTGAGGTAAATGACATAGGTGAACAGGTTGCAAATACTTTACAGTTTGATTTGGAGTATGACAACCTAGTTATGGCTTCCATGCGTGGCAGAGCAGGCCAAGTGCTTGGAGCGGGCTTCTCAGGGGGTCGAGCGCAATTGGGGGTAAGAACAACTAAAGCTGTGAAGAAGATTGGGTGTTCAAATCTCAAACAATTGATTGAGGATAATAAGCTTATTGTAGAGGATTATGATTGTGTCAACGAATTATCAACCTTCATTAGTAAGGGTTCGTCATATACGGCAGACGATGGATGCAATGATGATTTGGTTGCCTGTATGTTTATATTTGGTTGGGCTACAGATCAAACATATTTTAAAGAACTAACTGATAATGATATACGAATGACTATGATGAAAGAGCAACAAGATATGCTAGAGCAAGATATGGCCCCATTTGGATTTGTAGTGAATGGTGTTGATGATCCTGTTGACGATGAAGTTGATGAGTATGGAACAAGATGGACCACTGTTGTTAGGGATTACAACACAAACTGGTAATCATATAAATTCTATCAAATCGTTATCAACTTTGATAAAACAATTTGAACACAGTATCTTTGATTGACTTATTAGGTGAAATATTTCTTTTCTGCTTTCGTTATTCGTGCCCACTCGTTTTGTTAGTTTGCGAATTTGTGAATCGTGTGGGTGAAACTTTAGACAGATTGTTTCACTTTCACCACAATGCATACAAGATTGATCTGCTAGAAAATCATTCAATAACAAAATTCTTTTGCGATAATTTCTACGAGCAACCTTTTTGATTGTTTCTTT